GTCGCTCGTTGTCGTCGCGCCATTTGTTCCGTCAAACGGCAGCAAAAGTTTTGTCTGCGGAAAGTAAACGTCGCCCGTTGTCGTCCCGGTTGCTTTAATTTCATTTAATAAAAATTCTTTCATTTTTTAATTCCCGAAAACTATAAGACAGTGATAATCATTATCATAAACGTTCCTAGTGCCAGTGCTCCCCCACGTAACATATCTGACAGGTAAAGCAGACGTTGTTTTTGTTCCGTCTGGACCGACCATGCGACCTCCCGAAGTTGTCCCGGTTTGGTTTCCTCCTGAACCCGAGAAACAATAATCAGCATCTAACATTGCGGTCGAAAAGTTAATAGTAAACCTTCCTGTTGCCGTATCCGTAATACTTGAAACGTTATAGCTCTGTCTAATGCTCACGCTGGGATCCGCATCGAAATTCACCCACGACTTTGCAAGCCGCGCTTGGTTTATTCCGCCGGTTCCGATTGCTACGCCGTCAGCTGTGGAATTAACAATGATTTGTTTGTTGACGTCACCAGCCGAAGTTAAATGCCCGGTTGTTGGTGGAGTAAAAGCTGACGTATATCTAGCAAAATTAGTCCACCTCAAATCATCAATATAACCATTAAATACTCCTGTAGTACTGTTGTAAGCACCTATCCTAGGACGAGGAGAACCACTGTTTGCCGTTATAGAGACTGTACTAGCAAAACTACCCTCTATACTCCCATCAATATAAACAGTTACCGTTCCAGAGTAGCGAACTATTGCAATATGATGCCAATTGTCATCGTCAACATCTGACCCTCCAGTAAAGTTCCATGAACCTGAGCCTGTTAATATTGCTATCCCAGTTGCCGAACTATACATTGCAATTTGTAAGTTTCCAGTTGCGGTTCCAGTCGGTCCGTCCAGCATAAATACACGCCTATATAAAGAATTATCCTGACTACTAACAGATGTCTTTATCCAGCACTCAAATGTAAAATCAGCGTTTGCGGCTATGACATATTTTGAATTTGCAGCAAGGTCTATGTAATCATCGCTTCCGTCAAGATGTAAACTACTTCCTCCAAATTTACTTTGCGCTGTTGAGATTTGAGCCCCGTTATAAAAAGTCGCAGTTCCATTAGTGTTACTTTCGTCGGTAGTGGTTGTCGCTCCGTTCGATCCGTCAAACGGCAACAACAGTTTCGTCTGCGGAAAGTAAACGTCGCCCGTTGTCGTCCCGGTCGCTTTAATTTTATTAAGTAAAAATTCTCTCATTTTTTAATTCCCGAAAACTATTACACAAAACAATCCATCGTCTGTTTGGGTGCCAGACGTATTTGCTGAAGCTACATATATGTAAGCGGTGTTTAATATGTCTGATATAGGGGTTTCTCTTTTTAGATGGAAAAGATGATTGTGAGTGCTTCCGCTGTCGACCTCCGCCCCGGCAACAAAACCAACATAATTATTATCCGTCATGGCGGTGGAAAAATTTACCTTATACTTTCCCGTACCAACATCTGTAAGGCTCGATACATTATAACTACCTCTTATTGAAATAGTCCCAGTTCCGTTGATGTTGCACCACGCCTTTGCAATCCGCGCTTGGTTTATTCCACCGGTTCCGATTGCTACGCCGTCAGCTGTGGAATTAACTATGATCTGTTTATTAACATCTCCGGCGGAAGTTAAATGCGCAGTTGTCGGAGGAGTAAAGTTGGACGTATAACGAGCAATCCCCGGCGTAATCCTTATATCGTCAAGATAACCCGTCAAATTATAAGACGCATTATCGTCTATCATCAACTTTCCCTCTGTACTTGCGACAATAGAGTTGCTGTTTGTTATTGTATCTTCTGCTGTTCCATCCAAGAAAAGTTTCCAAGTGTTACTGTTCCGAGTTACAACAACGTGATACCAAGTATCTTCGGAAACGGTTGTTCTGGTTCCTTGGGAATAGTTAAGATACTGCCACCCACCGGAATCACGGAACCAAAAGATAATTTGTCCCTGTAAACTTGCTGTGCCATATCTTTGAACCCCCCACCCATTATTACCGGCCGTTCTAGTATGCACTGTTTGACTATTATCGTTCCCAGTAAATCTCACCCATAACTCAATAGTAAAATCTCCACTGTTTATTGCCGTGTTCCAATAAGTATCTGATATCGAAACGGAATCTCCAGTTCCAGCTAGATATAGACTACTCCCCCCGAACTTGCTCTGTGCAGTGGAAAGAGAAGCGTTACCATTAAAAGTAACAGTAGCATTTCTATTACTTAAATCACTAGTCGTCGTCGCGCCATTTGTTCCGTCAAACGGCAGCAAAAGTTTTGTCTGCGGAAAGTAAACGTCGCCCGTTGTCGTCCCGGTCGCTCTTAAATTATCTAATGTTGGTTTTGTTAAACTCATTTTTAATATACATGTCTTACCATTATCAAATCTCCACTCGCTATATCTCCATCAGCAAACGTTAAACTTGTTCCATTTACAAAATAATTATCATCTGGGAATTGCGCCAACCCATTAAGAAAGACAGTGGTCTCCAATATGTTCGAAACGGATCTTCCCATGGTAAATCCAGAAACAACCCCATCTCCAGTAAATACATCTTTCGCAAATGAAGCCGCCGAACCTGCTGGTCCCGGTGCACCAGTTCCACCCATTGACAAATATCGCGCTTCAAGATTGAACCCACTCGTTAACGCTGAATCAAAATACACCCCAGTATTACCAACCAAAGTATAATCGGCCGTGGGACGCTGAATAATACCATTAAGAGTAACCAAAAGATCTTTAGCTTCCGGAACAGAGCTTTCCACGGCAAAACCAGAAACAAGACCGTCTCCTGTGAATATATTACTAAAGGAAACCCCGACCCCAGTACCATCTGCTCCCACTGCTCCATCTGCACCGCTTGGTCCCAAAGCCAGATAACGCAGACTGATTTCTTTTCCATCCGCAACTCCCGTAGTAAATGAAACCCCCGTGTTGCCAGCCATGGTATAGTCAATATTCGGCGTTTGAATAAGACCTTGCACAGAGACCAGCAAATCTTGCGTATTGGGAACTGAATCAGTAAGCAGATAATTAGTGGTCGTTCCGTCTCCTGTATAAAGTTGATTGAACGCAACCCCCTGTCCAACGGCTCCCAGTTTTTGAACGTTGACATATATCCTATCTATCGGACGTTGAGAATCGTCAGCTCCCATTTTTTTAACTAAAAGTTCCGAATTAGAAATCTTCTTGATTCCATAATCAACATCAGTGTCATCCCAACCGCCGATTTGACCGATGTATTTGGTTTCCGTAATAGTAGTAGAGGCACTAGTATAAAACGCTGCGGTAGGTGGTGTGAAACTAGAAGTGTATCTAGCTATCCCCATGGTTATTCTAAAATCATCTATATAACCATCAATATAGTTGGACCCTCCTCTATTGGAACCTATATATGCATGGTTACTGGGAGAGCCTACTGCAGCCGAACTTGTAGCCGTGGTCCCCCCTTTGGTTCCGTCGACGTAAGTGTCAAAATTGCTACCATTTCTTACGAGAGCTACATGTATCCACTGTCCGGTGGAAATTCCCGAAGACGAGGTAGTCACACCGTCTATGAACCAGCTCCCCCCTCCTATACTAACCCTAAGACCAGATGAACCGTCAAGAATAAACTCGATTCCTACGCCAGACGACGAATGTGAAAAAATATTTTCATATAAAGCCGTACTATTCAAGTAAATCCAACACTCGATAGTAAAATTAGATGTCCCCCAAGTAAAATCGCTATTAGAACTCCCTACATTCACAGTATCGTTAGTTCCATCTAACAAAAGACTACTTCCGCCAAACTTACTTTGTGCAGTAGAAATTTTAGCGCCATTCGAAAGAGTTATGGTATGAGTGCTTGAGCTGCTATCGGTAGTGGTGGTAGCGTTATTTGTTCCGTTAAATGGCAATAGGAGCTCAACGTCAGACCAGTTAGCGTCACCGACTACTGATTGAGAATCGGTTTCTTCAACAATCGAAACATCCCACTTATTATCCGCGAGATCCAAATTGGTTATAGAGCCGCTAGCATTCTGTACGATCCCCACAGCTGAACCGGTAAGGTCAAAACCGGTGAAGTATCCTTGATCAGTTGTAGCCCAACCTGATCCAACGGATCCAGCAGCTCCCGGAGAACCCGTTAAACCCCCCAAATGCCGAAAACTAATTTCGTCCCCACTTGTGACCCCCGTTGTAAACGATATTCCAGTAGACCCGGCCATTGTGTAATCTACAACTGGAGTTTGAATAAGCCCTTCAACCGAAACCAACATTTCTTGAGAATTGTTAACTTCAGCATCTAAAAGATAATTAGTTGTTGATCCGTCCCCTGTATAAGTTTGATGAAACTTAACTCCCCCTGTTGGGCTAGCAGATGTAAATTGGACTGCGCTCCCCGCAGAATTAACAGTCAGATATTTATTTGCAGTAAAACTTCCCGGCGTATCAGTTAAACCGAGGAAAGTGGAACTTCCGCCGCCTCCCCCTCCTCCGCTAACTCCAGAAAAAATCAAGGCGTTGCCAGCGGTATTTACCACGACTGACTGACCTTCGGTTCCAAAACTTCCCGGAGTGTCTGTTAGTCCTGTGAAGCTAGCTGATCCTGCCGCACCCGTTGCGCCACTTGGTCCTGTTGCGCCTTGTGTCCCTGTTGCTCCAGTTGGTCCAGTTGCGCCTTGTGGCCCAGTAGCGCCGCTCGGGCCTGTAGCGCCAGCTGCTCCGTCGCTTCCATCAGATCCGTCGTTTCCGGCCGCTCCTTGAGATCCTTGCGGGCCTGCTGTGCCGCTTGGGCCTGCTGTGCCGCTTGGGCCTGCTGTGCCGCTTGGGCCTGTAGCCCCCGCTGCTCCGTCGGCTCCGTCAGCCCCGCTTGGCCCTAAAGAAAGATATCTTGCATTTACTAAATCTCCACTTAATACGCCAGTAGTAAAAGTTAACGTAGTGCTACTTACTGTATAATCAATTGTGGGAACTTGAGTTAAGCCGTCAATAGTAACTAATAAATCGTAATCTCTTGGGACTTCACTGCTTAAAGTAAATTGAGTTCCAGTTCCATCCCCTGTAAAGGTTTGATTGAACGCAACCCCCTGTCCAACGGCTCCCAGTTTTTGAACGTTAACGTAAAGTCTATCAATTGGACGATCACTAGCATCAGCTCCCATCTTCTTGACGGAAATTTCCGAATTGGAAATCTTCTTAATGCCGTAGTCTACGTCCGCATCATCCCAACCACCAATTTGGCTAACGTATTTTGTTTCTACTACGGCAATTTGCGCTACCCACGCTGCAGTCGGAGGAGTAAAGCTGCTTGTGTAAACGGCGGTTCCTTTTACTATTCTTAAGTCTTCTATATAACCATTAAAAGGATAGTCGGTAGGGGGTTGCGTTCTGCTGTCCATTCCCATTATAATATCGTACGTTGCGTCCGTTATTGCGCCCGACCAAGTAGCGGTCGCGTTGGAGACGCCATCTCTGTATATAGTCATCGCAGTTCCGTTACGAACAATAGCTATATGATACCAAGTATCATCTGACCATCCGCTTGTACTTCCGGCCTGAAACAGCCCGAGATTAGTGCGAAGCCCTAATCCATCTTCGTAATTACCCTTGCTAGTGAAAACAACCCTCCAACCGCCACTCTTATTATTACCAATAATATCTTGATGCATACCCGCCATTATATCTGGAGAGTACATCCAAAACTCGATGGTAAAATCACTACTACCAAAATCGAAATCAGTACTATTTAAAACTTTTGCGTAATCATTAGACCCATCAAACTTGGCACTGCTCCCTCCGAACTTGCTCTGAGCTGTGGATATTTCAGCTCCGTTATGAAGCGTAACTGTATGATTGTTTGTGCTGCTGTCAGTAGTTGTCGTTGCCCCATTGGATCCATCAAAAGAAAGCAACAAGTCAGCCGGACTTCCAGCGACTGTTTGAGTATCGGTTTCTTCAATAATCGAGACATCCCATTTGTTGTCAGCCAGATCGAGTCCCGCTACAGAACCACTGGCGTTTTGTACAATCCCAACGGCTGAACCGGTAAGGTCAAAACCGGTGAAGTATCCTTGATCAGTCGTAGCCCAACCCGATCCTACCGTCCCATCTGCTCCAACGGATCCAGCAGCTCCGCTTGGTAAAGCTAAATGGCGGATGTCAATTAAATTTCCACTAATTACCCCTGCGGTAAACGAAATTCCGGTTGTCCCTGTTAAAGTATAATCAACAACAGGAATTTGAATTAAACCCTCCACCGAAACCAGCAGATCTTTTACATGGCTTACGGAATTTGTGAGAATAAAATTCGTTGTGGTTCCATCTCCAGTATAAATCTGACTAAATGCGACCCCGTCACCAGTACCTCCATCTACGAACACCAAAGCATCCCCTGCAGAATTTACTCTAATATATTTATCAGCTGTAAATGATCCCGGAGTATCACTAAGACCAACAAATGTAGAACTTCCTCCGCCGCCGCCGCCCCCACTAACTCCTGAAAAAATCAGGGCATTACCAGCGGTATTTACGACAACTGACTGGCCTTCAGTTCCAAAGCTTCCCGGAGTATCTGTCAGTCCTGTAAAATTAGTTGATCCTGCCGCACCTGTCGCACCACTTGGGCCTGTTGCACCGATTGAGCCTGCTACGCCACTTGGGCCTACTGCACCGCTCGGGCCTGTAGCGCCAGCCGCTCCATCGGATCCATCGGATCCATCGGATCCGTCGTTTCCAGCCGCTCCTTGAGGCCCTGTCGCACCGCTCGGGCCTTGGGGACCTATCGTGCCACTTACTCCAGAAAAAATTAAAGCATTGCCAGCGGCATTCACCACAGCCGCCTGCCCAGCCGTCCCCAAACTTCCCGGGGTATCCGTTAAACCAGTATAAGTAGAACTTCCGCCGCCTCCACCTCCAGTAACCGCTATCCAACCGGTAGTGGAGGAGTTATAATATTCTAAAACATCCTCGGTTGTATCGTACTTTATTTGTCCTGCAATGGGGGAGGAGGGTCTTTGGCCAGTTGGACTAGCTGGCATATCAAACCAGAACTTATTGTCTGATGCCGAATTGATATCTTTCATATCATTTAGGCCCGAATGTCCCGTCTCTGTTCATGAGCTCAGGCTTTTCGTCTTTTTTCTTGTCCCAAAACTTCCACTCGCCCGAGGACTGGAAACCTTCTTTCTTCTTCGACTCCTCCGGTTCGTAAAATTCCACTTCAAGGCCAGTGATGGAAAAATCTATCTCCTTTAACGGTGATTTACATCCTGCGCTACACAGAAGCATCAATATAATAATTAACCATTTAAGCATTATCTTGTTATCTCCGGGTTGATTCTTACTAACCCCTGCTGTACCCTTATGACGTTGGTTCCGCTATAAACCTCAACGTCGTATCTCCAATCATTCGCCATCAAATCAGATGTTTGGGTCGCAGTGAGGGATAAATCGATTTTACCACTTACATATCCGTCCCCGGCAGTTCCAGATTGAATTGAAGTTGTGATATCGACAAGGGAAGTTCCTGTGCTATAGTTCGCTTTGATTTTTGCTCTGACGCTGTATCCTGTTAAATTTAACAAATTTCCATCAATATCGTATCCCGTAATAGTAGTGGAAAACGTTGAACCCTGATCCAATAATAAATTTGCCGTCCTGTACGCCATTAGGTTAAATTACACATAAAAAGATACCAAAAGCCCTGATCTATTTGAATCAGGGCTGGCAGTCGCTTTTCAGGGACTGAAGTTTGATATATTTTACATTAAGGAAGTAAAACCTTTAGTAATTTATCTTTGGCTTCGTCTTTAGCCTTCTCCGCTACTTTGTCTACTGTTTTGTCTACAACAGTTTCTGTGGCTTGCTTGACTACTTTTTCCTTTAACTTCTGACCGAAGGATTTTTCTTCGACTACGTTAGTATCTCCAGAAGCTTCCGGCGTAGCTTCTTTATTTGTGCAAGCTATTAGAGAGCTTAGCAAAGCTAACATCACGTACTTTTTCATACAGATGTATTTACACTTTTTTTTATAAGAGTAATAACTTAATAACTCTTTTTAGGTATTCCGCTCTTATGTAAAGTTTTGGTTACCTTAACGCACTTTTTTCCGTCTTTGGTCGCTTCGTATCCCGGATTGCACTTTGGAGGATAGCCAGCTTTTTCGTCTGCGAGAGCTTCCTCTTTCTTCAAGTCTTCCCAAAGATCGTTGTATGTAATTCTCGATTCTTTCATATCTAATATTTGCTTACACATAATCATAACATATTATTTTCTCCTAGAGGGTGGTTTTTCTTCATCAACAACCTTTACCTCCAGCGGAGAGGGTGGAACGGGAATTTCTTTGAATCCAATAAAACCTTCGTCCCCGCCCTTCATAAGGTAAGGCACCGACCCGTTTTGACAAAGGGTTTTTTCAATGGTTAGTTGTTTTAACTGTTCGTTCGGAACGACCATTTTGGTTTTTCTGTCGGTCATATAAAAGGTAGTACTTCTCACGCCAACCCTTACTATTCTAGCCTGACGGCCCGAAATATAAATTATATCATCATTATTGAATGAACTTCCGGCGAATACCATTATAGCTTGTACAAAGTTTATCATCGTATCTTTCGCTAATATAGCAAGAAGTCCAACCAACACTAACCACCCGTATTCTCCGATTAAGTCTTGAGCGATTTTTTCGGTTTGTTCGGTGGTTATTCCCCCTTTCTCCATTAAGCCTCCCACTTGAGAAATAACATTGGTAATCTCATTCATAACTTTTCTTAAACAATTACACTGATTTAGTGTAAAATACAATTGATGCCGAAAGTAAAGAGTACAAGGGATTTTCAGGCCCTTGAAATTTTGGACGGGAAAGTGAGGGTTCACCAAAGGGAAACTCTGAAGCCGAAAGACACTTTCTATATAGACGAACTCAACTGGACAGAGAAACAAAAAAAATTCATTGATATATCTCTTAAAAAAAGCACTAGGGTAATTTTATGCAAGGGTCCAGCGGGAAGTTCCAAAACCCTTATCGCGGTTTATTCCGCACTGAATCTACTTAACCTCAGTAAAGTTTCAGACATTATATACATGCGATCAGCAGTAGAAAGCTCTGACTCGCGATTGGGGTTTTTACCGGGGGACGCAGACGAAAAACTTCATTATTATAATTTACCCTTTATGGACAAATTGGATGAGCTTTTACATGAGACAACAGTCAAAAAACTCCAAAAAGAAAAAAGGGTCTCCATCCACCCCGTAAACTTTGCCCGAGGCATGAGTTGGAATTCTAAAGCGGTAGTGTTGGACGAAGCCCAAAACAGTTCCGTAAGGGAGATAATCACTGTTTTAACAAGGATAGGAAAATTCTCTCGAGCTTTTATATTGGCTGATCCTATGCAAAGCGACCTTAAAAATGGTCAAAGAGGGGGGTTTGAAAAAATTTTTCATATTTTTGATAACGAAGAGAGTAGAAAAATGGGAATCGAAACTTTTGAGTTTGCAACGGAAGATATCGTTCGGTCAGAGTTGACCAAGTTTATTGTCAGCAAAGTGGCGCTATGGGAAACTATTTGATCTGTTTATTAATTAAACCCGCCAAAACTGAAGAAAACTTTCCCACTTCTTTTTCGTTCTTTTCCCAGAAAAAAGCGTGGGTCACTTCTTCTATAAGAGTGCTCAGCTTCCTTCTTTTTTTTAATTTGGGGTCAACTAGGATTTTTGGGTTATCAAGTTCAGGAGAATAGCATAAACCATCAGCGTTGTATTTGTAATGGGGCCTTCTCCATATTAGCTCATACTCTATTCCGTCTGAATTTTTAAACTTAATCTTTTCCATGGCTTTTATTATTTTACACTTTTTTTGGTTAAAAAAAAATTTCTTTATAAAATATATAGTGTAAATCACTAATATGAAGGTATATTGTCAAAGTTGCGGATCAGGATACTCCTATGCGTTTAGTAAGCCTAAGTTCTGCGGTAGTTGTGGGAAATTATACGCAAAGACAACCGCGTACACAATAGGCAGAGACGAAGAGGAAGACGAAGGGGAAGGTTTCACCACCAGTATATCTTCTCTGGAATTCGAATTAAATGTCAATAAAAGACATGGAGACAGGCTGGAAGATATAATAGGTAGTGCGGTAGAAGGAGAAAACGCATTCGTTCGAGAAAAAGACTCGAGTTATTCCAAAGGCACCATCGAAAAGGACTTTTTAAAAGACGCCGGAAGTATAAAGAAGTCCTAAGAATGCCCAAAAAAAGAAAAAAAAAGTTAAAGTTTGAAGATTGTTCTAAAAAAATAGACCTAGAAATCAAAAAAAGAAAAAAAAGGTGGAACCTTACTGCTCTTGCTTGGATGGATTTTGATGATGTGTCTCAAATAATAAGAATCCACGTTTTCAAAAAATGGCATCTTTACGATCAATCGAAACCTCTGGCTCCTTGGGTTAACCGAATAATATCCAACCAGATAAAAAATCTGATAAGGAATAACTATGGAAATTATTGCCGCCCATGCCTTAAGTGCGCCGCTGCAGAATCAGACACTTTATGTTACATATACGGCTCTCAAGGTCCAGCTTGTCCCCTATATGCTCAATGGGAGAAAACTAAAAAAGTAGCCTATGAAACCAAACTGCCAGCCTCTCTGGAAACCACATCCCCAAAAATGCTCGATGTTCCCCTTCAAGATTTTGAATTCGATTTGCTTTTTAGCAAACTTAATGCGCAATTAAAGATTAAACTCAAAATAAACGAATGGATCGTTTACGAAAATTTATATCTTAAAAGCAAAACAGAACAAGAAGTAGCCAAAATGTTGGGATATAAAACTTCCGAAAAAAATAGAAGCCCGGGATACAAGCAGATAAAAAATTTAAAAAAAATAATAATACAAAAAGCAAAAGAATTAATATCAGAGGGAGATTTAAATTTGTGAAAAAGAAACAGGAGATAGGGCTAGAAGAAAATCAAAAAACTCAAATTGATAATTTGTGGGACTCCAAAACGCCACCGATGATAAAAGATTTGGTTGCCGAACTCTTTCCTTTCGTTGATGAAACATTCAGAGACGGTAGGAGCGTTTACGGAAAAGCGATAAGAAAATATTTGGCTTCGAAGGGTAAAAAAGCTTCAGTAACATCTATTCATATCAAAAAAGAATATGAATTAGGAGAAGAGGAGAGAGAGTATATCTACAATAACTGTTCCACCATGAAAGCTCTAGACATGGCTAGAGAACTTTTTGATGAAAGCATAGCTCCTCTAGATTGCAGATACAGGGCGGTAAGCGATTATTTAAAAACTATTGATGACAAAGTGGTTCTTTCCGAAATAATTAAAGAAGTTTCCCCTTCTGATTATACTCCCCCTAAAAGCGAGCTGAAAGCTATCGCCAGAATCAATAAATACGTCCACGAGAGTATAGACAAAAACAGTCTCAGGGCTTCGGATAGGAAAAATATTTCTAAATTAATTGGCTACATGCATACTTATCGTTTTTTGCATCAAATATCAAATTACAACTCTCTAAAAAAAAGAGAACTTTTCGAAAGCAGTTTCGTGAGATACACGAACGATAAGCCTGATTTGACTCAAGAAGAAGTAGATCAATACATTGTACTTTCTGCCGAAGTTGTCATAGCTTCTAATATTCAAATAAGAGTTGAACGTCTTCAGGAGCTATTGGATCAAGCCGCTGAAGAGACAGAGGGAAAAAGATTGGCCATGAGCCTTGTGGAATCTATTAGCACAGCCCAAACAGAATACAACCAATGCGTTAACCGACAAACCAAACTTCTCAATGAGCTCAAGGAAAAAAGAAGTCATAGACTGAGCAAACAAATCAAAGAGAACGCTTCTATATTGAATTTAGTGGAGCTTTGGAAAGAAGAGGAAACTAGAGTTAAAATGATAAAACTCGCCGATTTAAGAAAAAAAACCTTAAAAAAAGAAATCGAAAACCTTTCTTCTATGGACGAAATAAAATGCCGCATCATGGGAATAACCGAAGAGGAGGTTTTAAATGGTTAAATGCAAAGAGTGTAGCAAAAATTTTGTGGGCGAAAGAAATTTGCATTCCCACCTTAAAGTTCACAAATTAAAAATCAAGGACTATTATCATAAATATTTCCCAAGAAGAGACAGGTATGATAATCAATTGATTAATTTCATAAATAAAGAAAATTATTTTTCTTCCGATTTCAACAATAAAAACAATCTAAAAAAATGGCTTAGCTCGGTAAATCCCAGCATTGCGAAAAGTTATTTTAAAGAGTTTCTTGTAGAGAGAAAAAAAAAGAAGGATCTAGAATTTGCTCCGAGCCAAGTTGAATTAAGATCCCTTATGTCTCCATCAGTGGGTTATTACGAAGAACTTTTCGGCGATTATGAAGAACTCTGCCGAAGCATAGGGCTTGAACCTAAATATAAAAAAATTAACAGCCCCATGAGCTATATTCCCGACGATGAAAAGAAATATAAAATATACATAGACACAAGAGAACATCAGCCCCTAGAAATACCGGACTACCCAACAGAAGTTAAGGGCTTAAAATATGGAGACTATTGTTTAAGTAATAAAGAGTTGACATGTAATTGTTATATAGAAAGAAAATCTATTCAAGATCTAATAGGCACGTTAAGTGGGGGGTACGAACGTTTTTGCAACGAAATAGAAAGGTCCGAAGAGGAAGGAGCCAATTTGATTATTTTAGTAGAAAACGATCTCTCCTCCAGTCTCGTCTTTAACAAGTTAAAAAGAACCTACAAAAAGGGAGTTAGGACTAACCCCAAACATATTTTTCATAATATAAGATCAGTTATTCAAGAATACCCGAACATTCAGTTTCTTTTCGTAAAAGATCGTATTGAATCAGTTAGAGTAATGAAAAGAATATTCTTTAGTAATTGCGAATATAAAGATATAGATTTACAATTAGCCTATGATTCGAAAACCTTATGAATGATTTAGATTAACATGTGGTATGAGCCTGAAAAATATTCCCGAAAATTAGAAAACGTAAATGAACAATTCCTCCAGCTGAAAGGGTCGCTGGAAGATAAACAAGCTAAAATTTCTTTAGCTAGGTTTTTGAGGGCTAACCTAGGTTTCACTACGGAATTAGTTTCCGGAGTTAAGTTGGCCGCTTATCAGGAAATAACACTTAAGGCGTTCTTCAATAGAAACTTTAATATGTGCATTTGGGGACGTGGATGTGGTAAAACTTTTATTGCGGCCATTTATTGTTTTCTCCAGTGCATCTTCGAACCTCGCACGAAGATATTGATTGCGGGTCCGACTTTTCGTACAGCTAGATTTATTTTCAATAATATAGAAAAAATAGTTGAATCAAAAGAAGCTCAAATGTTAGCTCACGCTTTTGGTGCGAAATCTAAACGTAACGATCAACATGAATGGAGAATAAACGGAGGGACAATTACAGCAATCCCTCTGAGCGGAGAAAAGATTCGTGGTTTTCGTGCTAATATCCTTGTTTTGGATGAGTTTATGCTTTTACCAGAAGACACAATAAGAACGGTGCTTATGCCATTTTTAGTAGCTCCTCAAGATATTGCGGAAAGAATCAAAATAAGAGAAATCGAAGACAATTTGATCACAGAGGGGAAAATGAAAGAGAAAGACAGAATGGTTTTTGAAAATAATTCAAAAATGATTGCATTGTCCTCTGCTAGTTACAGTTTCGAAAACCTCTATAAAACTTATAAAGAGTGGATGGGCAATATTTATTCTGATGACATTCTTCAGTCTAATTACTTTGTATCCCAAATGGGATACCGCTCTCTTCCCGAAGACATGATTGATGAAACTATTATAGAAGAAGCTAGATCTGGAGGAGAATCTCATTCTTCTTTTCAAAGAGAATATTGCGCTCAATTTACAGATGGCAGCGATAGTTACTTTAGCGCTAAAAAAATGCACGAATGTACTGTTCTTGATGGCGAAGCTCCACATACAAAAATAGCAGGAAGCTCTGACAAGGAATATATTTTAGCTATTGACCCAAGTTTCAGTAACAGTCCGAGTTCGGATTATTTTGCGATGTCGGTTATGGAATTAAATGAAGATTCTTACACCTTAGTTCACGCTTATGCTGTTGCTGGAGGAGATTTGAAAGATCACATAAAATATCTTTTTTATCTTTATAAACATTTTAATATAAAAATGATAATTATTGACAACGCCGGGTATCAATTTATAGATGGGGCAAATGAATCGGAACTTTTTAGAGGGGCTGGTATTGAAATTAAGTTTTTTGATTTTAATACTGAAAAATTAGGTGTAGATTACGAACTGGAATTAAAGAGAGTCAAAAGAGAATATAATCTAAAAAATCATGTTATTTGTTTTAAGCAAGTGTTCAGCTCTGATTTTATCAGAAATGGAAACGAATATCTTCAGTCCTGTATAGACCATAAAAGAATATTTTTCGCTTCGAGAACAGCGGCTTGCGGAAGCTTTTTCTCCACAGCTTCCTCGGTGAGAGTACCCTTAAAGCTAACCCAGTTTAAAGATATGGGAGAATTGATTGAAGCTCAAGACGATCTCATATATCAAACGAAAAGACAATGCGCCCTAATAGAGGTCAAAACTACCCCGAAGGGAACCCAAACTTTCGATCTTCCCCAGCATCTTAAAAGAAGTACTTCGGCAAACAGAGCCAGAAAAGACAATTATACTTCATTAATGTTAGCTAATTGGGCAGTCAAAGCTTATAATGACATGAAAAATTTAAAAGTAGAGGAAGTTAATTCAACTTTTATCCCAAGAATGGTATAACAAGTGTAAAATTAAAGTAATTATGGCTGTAAGTAGAAAACCTAAGCTGGAAAATTCCCTTAAGGAGCCTTTAATGGCTGGTATCGCCTCTGAGGAATCTTTCGCATCAACTAGATCGAGACGTAATAGATCGGGTTCTATTGAAAGAACAGACCGTTATAAAAACATCGATGATGGTATCATTCCGTTTAAATATTCCCAAGGGATGGCGAATAATTCCAGTCTGGACGTAAGGGATACCATTATCCTTTGTCAGAAAGCTTATTATAATTTCTCCGTCTTCAGAAATACTATAGATTTAATGACCGAATTCTCCATGACCGACATGTACCTGACTGGAGGGAGCTCAAAATCTAGAGATTTTTTCGAAGCTTTATTTTCTAAAATTAATATAAATAGCCTTCAAAGCAGATTCTTCAGGGAATACTATAGATCCGGTAATGTTTTTATTCATCGGTTTGACGCCAGCCTATCCAAAAAAGATATTGGCAGAATGACCCAGACATTTGGAATCCAAAACGATGCGTCTTTTTCTCTTCCGGTAAAATATATAATTCTCAACCCTGCTGATATTCAAATATCCGGAAATATAACTTTCTCTTCCGGTCAGTTCCAAAAAGTGCTAACCGATTACGAACTGGAGAGGCTTCGGAACCCCAGAACAGAAGAGGATATTCAGGTGCTTGAAAATCTAGATCCGGAAACCCGAAAAAAAATCAAAGGAGATAAAGGAAAACTTCATCTTAATTCAGTTACGATACCTCTTCCGGCCGAAAAAATAACAGCAGTATTCTATAAAAAACAAGATTATGAACCTTTTTCTGTCCCCATGGGCTATCCAGTTCTGGAAGACATAAACTGGAAGCAGGAGATGAAGAAAATGGACATGGCTTTGACCAGAACCACGAACCAAGCCATTCTGTTAGTTACGATGGGAACAGACCCGGAGAAAGGAGGAGTAAACCAAAAAAATCTTGTCGCTATGCAGAAACTTTTTGAGAACGAATCTGTAGGGAGAGTTTTAATTTCCGATTACACAACCCAAGCCAAATTTGTGGTCCCTGATATAGCTGGAATTTTAGATCCGAAAAAATACGAAGTCGTAAATCACGACATACAAATGGGGTTAAATAACATCCTCCTCAGTGACGAAAAATTTTCGAACTCCAGCGTTAAAGTTCAAGTCTTCATGGAAAGACTAAACGAAGGAAGAAAGATATTTATAAATGATTTTCTTGTTCCCGAAATGAAAAGAATTTCGAAAGTTATGGGCTT